GGTTTCATTTTTCAAGGGTGAGGGGCAAGCCCCCCTCAGGCCGCAAGCTTAAGCTTGTCAAACGCTACAGTGCCCATGTCCTCGATCTTGTCAATGGTCACAGCGTTTTTGTAGATGTGGGTCACATCCGAGCGGATGCCGATCCCAATTGTGGTCAGCCCCAAGTTCTCACCGATCAGGGCTTGCTCTCTGCAATGATCAGCATCACCGATCCCGTCAGATATCAGGAAGCAAACCTTGCGCTCTTCCTGACGACTCAGCAATAAGTTGTGAGCGAATTGCAAGGCCATGCTGTCGTTCGTCCCGCCCCCTGCATAGAGTGACTCGAGCAGGGGTTTAACACGTTGGTACGGGGTGTTGAAGTCTTTGAGCATAGAGACCTCACACCCGAACGTCACCACACTGGTGGCAACCCCCGCCTTGGACAGCGTGTCCAGTAGGGCATACGTTGCAAGGATGGCGTGATACATCTTGGAGTTCAGCGGGTCTTTGTTTTTGAACATCGAGCCCGACACGTCCAACACAATCACAACCGCAGAGTCGATGCCGTCATGTTCTTTTCTACGTTTAAACAGGCGGTCATTGTGAGCCATAGTGGGCAGGGCTCGGACATTCAACACGCCCGACTTGCGGTTGTTTTGGTATTCCTCAAAGCCTGAATTCTCAAACAGTTTGCGGACTGAGTAACGTAATTTTGCGGGGATCATAGACACCTCAAAAGTTAATTGGGAAAATTCTCTGTGCGTCATTACGCACATGGAAATGCTTAGGCTTGATCTCACCAGTGGAGAATGTGCCGCCTTGGCCTGTACCCTCAGGGGCATCAACACGGGGCTCGACAGGCTTGGCCTCTACAGGCTTGCCATCCTTTTCAGGAGACCTCGCAGGGTCTTTTGGGGGGGTAGGTGCACCGCCCTCTTGATCGCCCGTTGTAGGGTCATCTGAGGGGCTTCCTGAGCCATCCTCATCACCATCCTGATCACCATCCCTAGGTTCGCCAATAGGTTCAGTCTTGGGTTCTTCCTTGGGCTTGGGTTCATCAAGCTTGATCAGTTGACTGTAAACCCACACCGCCACACCCAAGGTTTGATGTGAATCATTGCAAGTGTTTAAACGCACAGCCGCCTCGGTGAAGATCGGCTCGAGACCCTGTGCCAATGGCACTTTGATCTTGGCGTGTTTACGTGCATAGACAGCAAGCACAAAGGGATATTGAGCAGGGTTTGCCCAGTCACCTACTTGGGTCAAAGACTCAGCCACAATGCCGTTGACCAGTGCGCTAAGCAGTTCTTCAACGTTGCCCGTCAGGCTTGCCTTGATCGCTTTGTGCTCGATCCATGCATCCTCGAGGGCATTATGTAACTGAGCCAAGTACTGACTGTGGTCATACCCTGATGAGACAGCGTCAAAGTCGGTGTATGTCCAGTGCAACAATTCATGCACACCGAACCCGACATACCGCATCAGGTCACCCTTGGTGAGGGTTGCATCATCACGCACGTTTGACAGCATCAACCGCCCAGTGTTATTGATGCAAGCTGTATCAATGTTGCCCCACTCGATGTGAACGGGGTTGCGTCCAATGTCAGCGCAGATCTTATGGATAGCCAGTGTCACTGCACGTTTAAACTCAAAGCCTCGGTAAGTTCTCATGATCACCTCACAAATATTTTGCTAGAACACTAGCGTTGATGTAAGCCGCTTTGATTGCATCGAGGGCGGCACGACTCTCTTCGGGTTGACGTGAAGTGATGGTTGATTCCCAAGCTTCATCGACAGTGAGAACGTCCAGTGCCCGAATGAAAGCAAGGGCAGAACGAATAGACGGGGCATCGATAACGTCCCCAGTGGAAACCTTGGCACGGGCGGCAGTGATGGCATTCACTACGTGCTCAGCCAACATTTTGTGACAGCCAGTGTGGCGGGTCAGGGCTTCAACTTCCTGATCCTTGCTCAGGTACTTGAACTCGATCACACGGGCAAAGCGATCAGCCAGTGCTGAGTTCATGGTTTGAGTCTTGGCGTATCGGCCTGTCGTGTCACCATTGGTGAGGGTGTTGTCAGCGGCAAAGACCAACACACCCTGCGCTCTGCGGTGCACAAAGCCCCCGTAGTTGACTGCGCTGTTCGGCTCGAGGAAGCCGTTCAGGGTTGCCAACTCACCCGCATCAGCCATGCTGATTTCATCGAGCAGGACGACTGTAGAGGGTGAGGTGAAAGCCTCGAGGAAAGCACCTTTCTTGAACACTGTTGCCCCGTTCTCGAGACCGACAGCACCCGCATAATCATCCGCAGTGGTGTACTTGTGGAAGTTGATACGGGTGTAAGAGCGGCCTGTACGGGCGGCAAACTGACGGGCAGTCTCTGATTTGCCTGTACCCTTTTGGCCTCCGAACCAAATATTCTCACCAGTGGTTTGAGACAGCAAGAGATGTTTCAAGATCCCGCCATGCCACACGAAATTTGGATCGATGGCAGGGGCATCTTCAGCGTCCCAAATATCTACCATGAGAGGGTCACCATTGGCACGGCAGATATCGATACCGAACACATCGAGGGCAGATCTGCGATCAATGATCGTGGCCTTGGTAGCGTTGGCAATGACAGCCTCAGCCTTGGCATCTTTGACCGACTGAGCAAAGGGTTTAAACGCCTTGGCAATTGCACTGGCAACCTCTGCGTTGATCTTGTCCTCATCAAGGTTTGACTTTGAGGCGGCATTTGATTTTTGCAGGGCGGCAGTCAAATCAGTGATTTGTTGCACCACAGCATTCACGCTGTTGGCAACCGCAGTCGCCTTGTTGACGGCATCCAGTGCCACTGATTCGGCACGACTAGCAACTACCGCTGTCGCATCAAGCTTGGCAGTGTCAGTGCCCCCTGCGCTGTCAGCCACGGGTGAGCAATTCCTGATGTAGCTGAAGTCGACTAAACCTTGCTCGATGAGGTCACCAAGCCAGTTTAAACGCACCATTTTGTCCTTGTCGTTGCGGACAGCATCAGGGGCATTGAGGGCAATCACTGCACCATTGATGACGTATTTGTCGATGGGCAAAAGGGTTTTGATTGTGTTGATTGAGGCCATGTTTTCTCTCCTAGGGTACTGGTTTCTTTTAGATCAAAGCGAGGGTGTCACCCTCATTGGGGCAGATGGGCAAGTTCATTACAGTCACGCCATCCTTTCTTTTGTAAGCCCACTTGGCAGTGAGGCGGACTGTATACCCGCATGATGGGCACTCGCATTTGAGCATCCGAGTGCCTTGTTTTTTGCCGATGGAGGCGGACAGTTCAGCGTGGACATAAGCACCGAGCGAGTCGATGATTTGTTGGTAAGCCTGAACGAATGCCCCGCCATGCGTGACCGACTTATAACGGGCGGACGCAGTGCCATTGGGCAGTAGGTGCATGGCATCAGCCACACGCTGATAGGGTTTGCCGTGGTTCAGTGCACCCTTGGCGGTATGGCACAGCATGGCAACAAGGGTCTCAAAGACCTTGATCGGGTCAGCCAGTACGGGTGAGATGAAGATCTCAAAGTGGGCATCAGCCGAGTTGGTGTTGGGGAAGCACTCACCAACTGACTTGAAATTGGTTCGCTTTGCGTTGGATGGCAGGGCACATGAGACCCTGATCTTGGGGGTGATGGAAACCCCGTTGGCAGAAAAGAAAGGCCGCAGTTCATCAACAGCGGCAGTGAGCCAGTCTTCACGGGTAAGGTGTTTGATAGGTAAGGTCATTGTTTGTCCTCTGAAGTAGTGGGAAATTCCACTGGGATACCCTGACTAGCAGGGCATTGCGGTGAAAATTCAACCCCAAATTTGCCAAGTGGCATCCTCGGGTTTGACATCAAATTCAGAGTGATACACCCTGACTTTGTTGCCGTTGGCGGTGATGTAGCCCCAGTGCCCATCCTCCCACACGCCTGTGGGGTCAGCCTCTAAGGTGATGGTGCGAGTGATCTCGCAAAAATCGTTGCGCACAGTCGGCAACTTAAAATCAAAATGCTTGCGGTTTTCCCGCCAAGTCACCAGTATTTTTGCTCTCATGTTTTCTCTCTCTGTTGAAGTGCAACATTGCACTGATATGCCCGAGGGGCATACCGCTGAAATGTCAGGGCGTAAACATAGATTCGGCATAGTGAGGTTCAAGCTTGGTAATTTCCAAGATCAATTGCTCTGTGGTGTAGACCTTGCGAATGCGCTTGCCTGATCCGAATGCATGGGTCACCATGTACTTTCCGTCTTTGCGCTTGCCTGTGATTTCCATTGTGTGGCCTGACAGTCGGTTGCCCTGCTCAATGGTGAACTCTCCGTAATGGCTCTTAAAAATGATCATGCTCATGGTAGGTCTCTCTGTAGTAGTGGGAAATTCCACTGCAATGCCCCCGTGCTCAGGGGCATCACGCTGTAATTTCATTCCTCGGTATCGAGTGGTTGCCCGTTGGAGCGGGTATGCCAACGGGAGGGTTGCTGATGGGACGGCACAACGTGTGAAGCCTTGCGGAGTAGGCATTCGTTGTATGTGCCCCAGTGAAACACTTGGTAGCCGTTGCGCTCTACACTGCCTTTGCAAACAATGATGTTGCCGTGGCGGTCAATTTGTGCGGTGTAGTTCATTTGAAATCCTCCTCTTGTAATGGAGGCAATTTCATTGCCTCATTTATCATGTTGAAAACTTGTTGCAAAGACTCCATATCTTCCGAGCCTGTGCAGGGTGAGCCATAGCCCGTTGGCTTGCCTTTTTTGTTGTAGCAAACCTCTTGTAAGCAGTACCAATTAGCACCGCCATTCTCTGACTTGGTGTTAACAATTCGGTAGTTCCATGTAAACATGTTCACTCTCCCTTGTTGTAACGTGCAATGATTTGTTGAAGCAAAGCCTGATCAGCAGAGTTGAGCAGGACAGAGGCGAATGCGTGTTTCCAGTCATACATGAACACACGTTTTGCATTAGCCAATGAGGGGTCAGCCTTATAGGCATCTAGAAGCTTTCTCATAGTGGGTCTCCCGTAGTAGTGCGACATTGCACTCACAAGCCCTGATCCACAGGGCAAGTGGCTGAAATGTCAAAGCTGTGGGTCACCATAAGGGTGATAATTGCCATCATCTTTCTCATCATCTGCAAGAGCTATCGTATTGATGTGAGCGGTGAGGGCGTTGTAAACAGGCAAAGCCCGTTCCAAATGCTTGCAGTAAGCCGCTTGAATTGCAGGATGCGACTGCCTTGTAATTTCATTTTTTAATACATGAATGCGAGTGGCTAAGGCATTTTGCAGTTCTGCGACTTGTCCATCGGTGAGGTCTAATTGCATATTCAATTTCCTAGTAACAGTGCGAAAGTGCACTCCAATGCCCAAGGGCATCAGACTGAACTCTTTCAGTCCTCTGTGGTGCGATCACCTAGAGGGTTGAGGATCTGCACTATCTACTGTTCTTTGCCCATCACGGGTCAGTAGGTCAAAGCGGTAATCCTTGCGTGTAAACGATATCGTCTACGCTAACACAACGCTATTGTAATAGCATTGGTTGACAAGGTGCACAACTATTTTCAAAATATTTTAAAAAAGATTTTTCCTTAGAAAACAGGCATTCTCTAATAGAGACTTCAGGCGCGTGCGCGTAGCACAATGCGTGCCAGATCTCAAAAAGTAGTACTTTTCCAAAAGTATTACAAAACGCTTAAAACGGCCTATGAGCGTTTTTTTTGGGGTGAGGTAGGGTAGGGGTGCTTAAAATAGTTTCGGAGGCGTGGCGGGGTGTTTAAATCGATTCTAGAGGCCATAGGGTAAACCCTTATTTTGTGGATAACTTGGGGTGTTTTTGGGGTTTTTTGTGGGGATAACTTTTGGGCTGGTGTGGATATGTATAAGCTGTGGATAACAAGCTGTGGATAACTTTGGACTTGTCCACAGGGTGTGAATAAGGTGTGTATAATGCGAACAGTGCGTTCACGGGGGTTGGTGATGCATAAGTTGGTGGGCACTTACAAACATGGAGTAAACAATCATGAGCAAGGCGAGCAGTAGTGAGTACAGGGCGGAGTTGGATCAGGCGATCGAGGAAGATGATTGGATCGAGGAAAATGACGGCCCCGAGCTTAGCGAAGCGGAACAGTTGGCCCATGCCGCAGATAGTCCAAGACGCAGGAAAGACAACGAAGTAGTAGGGTCAGATATAAGAAGACCTAAACCACTAAGCCCACGTCAGGTTCTCTTTTGTCAGAGGGTCATACAGGGGGACAGCCTAAGGTCAGCGTACAGGAATGCCTATGGCAACGACACAGGATCAGATGCAAGTATCAGTGCATCAGCAAACAAGCTGATGAAAGATCCAAGGGTGAAAAAGATCCTCGAGGAAGCTTGGGAAGAGACAGTCGAGCACCTCAGTGAGGATCTAGCGGCAAGCAAAAGGTATGTGCTGAAAGGACTGTTGGCACTAAGCAAAGGAGCTAAGCAGGAAGGTACGAAACTAAAAGCTCTAGAACTAATGGGAAAGGCCGCAGGACTGTTTACACCTACAGAGGTGCAAGACAAGGCAGTGATCACCGCAGAACAATTGAAGAAGGAACTTGCAGGACACCTCAGGTTGTTAGACCAAGCCAAGGCCAGTGTCATTGACGTAGACATGAAGAGTTTAAACACTGAACGTTTAAACGAAGACCCAGCAGAACTGTGATTTGATGCGGTGTGTGGCGGATGTGAGTACACACATTAGCCGTGCCCCACCCGTCCCCGACCCCCACTTGTGGTGAGTCGACACCCCTCCCGCGTTTACGCTCTAATCCACTCTCTCAAATATGTCTCACAGAACACCCCCCCTTTCATTTCCATTTCAGACCCCCGGGGGGTATATATATTTTTCAAAAACATGTTGCGAACGTTCGCATTTGCGTTTAAACTATGTGAATGACGGAGCGCAGAAAGTTAGTGTTGGAGTTCATACGTGCTTATGTTAAGTTGCACGGAGTATCTCCTTCGTATGAAGTTATTGCCAAAGGGATTGGATTGAACTCTAAGTCAAACATTCATAGGATTGTCCACCGCCTGAAGGCGGATGGACATCTTGTGACCAAGCCGTATAAGTTTCATGCTATTAAGTTAGTGGACACTTCGGCAAAAGAGGTTATGAAGCTATGAGCTTATTAACCCACGCAGAAATATCTAAGTACTTGAGTATGGTTCCCAAGGCTTCGCCAGAGAACCGTGCAAAAATACAGATGCTTTTGGAGATGGATAGGATTGAACGGAGCAAGGAGTCATTCTTGTATTTTGTGACTCAGATGTGGCCTGTGTTTATATCTGGGGCACATCATAAGATCATGGCTGATGCTTTTGAGAGGGTTGCTAATGGTGAGCTTAAGAGGTTGATCATTAACATGCCTCCCCGGCATACCAAGTCAGAGTTTGCTTCTTTCCTGTTGCCTGCGTGGTTTTTAGGCAAGTTCCCTCATAAGAAGATCATTCAGACTGCACACACGGCAGAGCTTGCTGTAGGATTTGGACGAAAGGTTAGGAATCTTGTATCTTCAGAACAGTATCAAAAGGTTTTTCCGACAAAGTTATCTAGTGATTCGAAGGCCGCTGGTAGGTGGAACACTCATTTGGGGGGTGACTATTTTGCTATCGGTGTTGGGGGCGCTGTTACAGGTAAGGGCGCAGATCTATTAATCATTGATGACCCGCATTCGGAGCAAGAAGCAAAGCAATCTAACCCCGCAGTGTTTGATGGGGTGTATGAATGGTTCACATCTGGCCCGCGTCAGCGTTTACAGCCCGGAGGAGCCATCATTATTGTGATGACTCGGTGGTCTAAAAAAGATTTAACAGGTCAAATCCTTAAGAATTCCGTAAAAGATGGTGTAGATCAGTGGGAAGTGATTGATTTCCCGGCGATTATGCCTAATGGGAACCCTCTGTGGCCCGGTTTTTGGTCTAAAGATGCTCTAGAAGCTCTGAAATCAGAGCTCCCAGTGGCTAAATGGGAAGCTCAGTACCAACAAAACCCCACATCTGAAGAAGGTGCAATCATTAAACGGGAGCAATGGCAGATTTGGGACTCAGACAGACCGCCATCTTGTGAATACATCATCCAATCATGGGATACAGCCTTTGAAAAGAACAATCGGGCCGACTATTCAGCTTGTACAACGTGGGGTGTCTTCCAACATCCCAACAAACATGGTGATTTGAAGCCAAACATCATCCTTCTTGATGCGTTAAAGGCAAGGATGGAGTTCCCAGAACTCAAGTCTAAGGCTTTAGAGATGTGGAAGGAATGGGAGCCTGATACATTGATCGTTGAGAAACGCGCAGCTGGCGCTCCGCTTATCTATGAGATGAGAAAAATGGGTATTCCAATGTCGGAGTTTACGCCGGGCAAAGGAAACGATAAGATAAGCCGTGTAAACGCCATCTCAGACCTGTTTGCTTCAGGAATTGTGTGGTGTCCTGAAACCCGGTGGGCGGAAGAAGTGATGGATGAGCTTGCTTCTTTCCCTAACGGGGATCACGACGACCTTGTTG